GGCTAACCATTCGCGATCTCCAGAAGCACATCAGCATGGCATGGCTGATCCGGAGCGCACCAGCATGCGAGGTTTTTGCCCTTCAATTCCTTTATCGCAAGCCTGCGCGTATTCGTCTGACGCTTGTCGTTAATCCATTGCCGGAACATCTCGACCGCCTGTTCCGCTGTCATCGAATCGGTGACTGGATACGGATTTCCGTAAGCCGAACCCCTGCCAACATACAGTGTGTTTTTCGGCATTCGCCACCCTTTCGTTCTTTTTCTCTGAACTCGACGCGGCTCCAGTGCTTCGCGTTTCATTTCTTCTTCCTCATGCTCTACGTTAAGACAATACGTGCAGGGAATCTGGGTCATCGGAGCGCCGCAGTAGCATTGATCGAAATCTTCAGAACCATCCGGAATCATTTCTTCGGCCCCACTTTTATGTTTTTCGATCCATCGACGGGGCATCTGGCGTTCTTCGTGATCGATGCGAATTTATTTACCTCCATAGGCAGATAAGCTGCAGGCCATTCGTGGCCGCAGTCACCGCAATGCACGATAAACGGTTCCTTCGGCTGATCCTTGATGACGCCAGCGGCATCGCCGAACCCAGTTTCTTTTCCCATTACAAAGCTCCTAAATAAATCTGTTTGAAAAACTCACGCTTCATCAATCCGACTTCAGCAGAACCCGATGAAGGGTTGGTGACGTACGGCATCTTATCGGCAAGCATCTGCTGCCATGCCTTATCCTTCGCGCTGTCGCTAATAGCGATATTCAACAAGGTGTTCTCCATCCCATTCGGTGGTGTGAAGACCGCCTTTAACTGGTCCATCGCTTCCTGCTGGATTTCACGATCGGCAGCTTTAAACCAATCCTGAGATTTCAGGTCGTTCAGTTGCATGCCGGCTTCTTTTTTATAATGGCTCACTATTTCCTCCCCAGCGAGATCAAGGTGTAGTTGTTTTTCTTCGCGATGCCTTCGGCCTTTTTGCGGGCCTGAAATTCCGAAACCGCTTGGATATCGCATGGCGGCAAATCTACCGGCCTGTCGAAATTATCGCGCTTTGTGAATCGGGCAACGAAGCTGAAAAGTGGCCGGCCGTTTCTAGTGGTTGTCATCGCTTGATCCCCTCCAATGGATAGACTCGGTATGATTTCGTCGGATCGCATCTGGCAACTCGAACCGATAATTGAGCGCCGAGGTGCTTATGGATTTCCTTGCAGAACGGACAGACCACATCGATCGTCTTCTCGCCTGGATATTTTGCCGGCGCATCCATGACGCAGATGATGAATGCCAACTCTTCAGCGGGGGATATCGTCGTCATAATCCATCTCCCGTTGTTTTGTGAACGTTTCGCCATCATTGGCCACGAATAATTCGATCGGCAAACTCACCGCCGATGTTTTTACCCCTCGGCTGAAATAGACGCTTGATTTCTTCACCGCTCCGGCCACATCGCCCAGCGGTCGGCTCCAGCGATTTTCCCAGTCGGTGCCGCGCAGCAGTCGGGCAAGGTTCTGTGATCTGGAAGCGATATCGACCATATCGCCGCGCACCGCGATGCCGTAATTCTTCAAGGTCTTGTCCGCATCAGCGCTGAGATCAACACGATTCCGAACCGTTTCGATCAGTTCGCCTATCGTGGTATCTTCCATCGTCCGGAAGAATCGAACCATCGAACCGGCGATCCATTGCACCAGCTTCATCGGATCACCTTCCTGATCGATATTCGCATGATCCTTCCAGTCGTTTTCGTTGATCCATTTGATCGCATCCGCCTCGGATATCATATCGGTTCGGCCCAGCAGATAAAGACCGGCCAGCAAGGTGCCGATGCGCTGTGAATTACGGCCACCACCGATCGCTTGGCGCGCAGCACGTTGGAACACTCTTATATTCGCCAGCAAGGGCTGGATATTTTCAAGCGTTCTGGCCAGCATCCGTTCGGCATAATCATCGGTAATCGTTTCTTTTATCATGGCCAGAATCTTCTCGAATTCCTGCAGCGCGGTCGGGCGAAGATTCTTCTTCAGAACCATGAATGTGATCCGGCTCTCATCGGTGGTTTTATTCACCGGTGGCGTCACCGCTGAGAAGCATGCCGCAAATCTGGCCTTGAACGGAGCCTGCCCCGCTTTCGATACGACACCGCCGGTCGAGGCCAGTCTGGCTAGCCCGATCACGTCTTCCATGTTTCCGCTCGGTTCCGCTTCATCGAACACCAGTGGTCGGGCATCATATCCCATCCGCTGCCGGATCGAAGGCTCCGAGGTTTTGCCATCAACGTTCAGGCTGATCTTGCCAAGCACCGGCTTGATGACCAGATCCATCACCGTAGATTTACCTGAATCCGATTCGCCGGTGATGAAGATATGAGGCCGGAACTGGAGGGCGGCGCAAATCGGAGCGATGACCAGCCAGCCAGCCAGCAGCGATCCGCTGAGTTTGTTTTCCCACGTCATGCTTTCGCAAATCGTACGCAGCTTGCGCGCTTCCATATTCGTCAGCGGCTCTCGAGCTGGCCGCATCATCCGCGTGGCCTTGGTATAGACGTGCGAACTATCAATCTGGTGAAGCGGCATCCTGTCGCCATCAACATAGGCGGCATCACCGCAATGCAATATCACGCGGCCATCATCAATCCAAGCCCCGCAGCCCCTGATCCGATCTTCTTCCTTAAACACGCCGCGATCCATAGCGATATCCATCATCGATTCGGCTGCATAAAGCGCAATGGTCTGGTGCCGCGCCATCAGTTTTCCGCTGCCATCGCGCCACTTCCGTTCCCATGCATCCAGCGAATCAAGCTGCATCAGATTCGGGATGGTATGACCGGCCGAGGATAGCGCCACGATTTGCCCCATCCGGAATGGGTAATAATAGAAAACACCCTCGTTGTAGCCGAGGATTCTGAATTTCATGCCGAGATCATTCCTGATCTCCAGCGAATCACCGGTGTCGACGGGTTGCAAATCAGGAACCAAAGGCTCTCCGAATCCGTCGACACCGGCTTCTTCCGGCGGCATTTCTGCCTGCGGAATCTCTAGTATTTCTTTGAATCGCTGTTCAATATGCGGCAACCCGCGCTGCGATGCAAGATCATTAAAATCAGTGCCTTTTCCGGCATCATCGGGCGCAATATCTGGAAGCAAGACGAAGGCTCCGCCGATCTTCGCCGCCGCCGCTTTCGCTTTGATCTCGCCTATATTCTGAAGCCTGCCTTCGAGTCGCCAGTCGGCCCAGCGCGGATCATCGCCACCGATTTCCTTCGGTTCGATATCCTTCGGTTTCTTCCCCGCCGCGAACGTCCACTGGTCATTATCACCGGCGATGATTATCCTTGATTCGGGATATTTCTTCCGCAGCGCAGTGGCCACATCAGCCAAGGCTCCGGCATCGAAGGCAACAACGACCACATAGCCGGTCGCTTCCCGAATCGAAGCTCCGGTTGCAAATCCCTCGCAAACCACCAGCACATTTTTCGGATCATCCTTCGTCGCCAACGGATAGTACAGCCCCTTGGAGCGCGCCGCCTTCATGTAGCCTTTCCATGATTTCTGGCCGCGCTTTTTCTGGGCGATTTTCTGCAGCGACCAGAGCTGGCCATCGGCATCATATCTCGGAATAATTAGCTCACCGGTTTTCGGCCTGATCTTGATCCCATGCGCCGCGATATTCTTATCCAGCAAATAGGGCTGACTGGCCTCAGCCGCCGGATATTTTCGCAGGATCAGACGAAGCCATTTCGACAGTTTCTGATGCCGACGCAATTCAGCCGCTTCGATCGCTCTGCGATGTTCTTCGTACGCAACTTTGGCCGCGATTTTTTGCTCATAAGTCAGTTCGGATTTCTGATCCAAACGGAAATGCCTGAAGCCATGAGGGTCTTTTTTGCTGCCATAAATTCCGAAGTAGGTACCATCCGGATTCTGGGTGATTTTATATCCGCCCGATGCCTGCGCTGGCTTCTCGCCATTGAATCGAAGTCGGGGCCAAACCGCCGCCGTTACCCCAGTGATCGGTCGCACCGGTTCGTATCCTTCGGCGCGTAATTGGTCGGTAAATGATGAAAAGAAATCGGTCAAGGATGCCTTCTGGGTTCTGATTTGCATGGCCATGTAAGTCGAAGCCTTGATTGAAAGCAAACGAAATCTTCGACTTATTCGTATTGAGCTTTTATTTTGTGCTATCCTGTTGCTTAATAACCTTATTCACCGTTTTTTCCATATCATCACGAGTATAGACGCCGTGCGTTCTCAGGAATGCGGCCATCCGGTCGGCTTCATAGGATTGCATCAGGCGCATTAACGAACCGAACAGCAAGTCGCCGCGCGCCAGCCCAGTTTCGGTGCAGACCTGATCCAGCAATTCGGTGAGTTGAGGGCAGGCCGTGATGCTGAGATTTTCCTTTTTCTGATTCAGGGCCAGGATATCGATTCGGCGTTTTTCATTGTCGAGTTTCATAAAATAATAGCTCCATTAAATAGGTGAGCTAATAAGCTATCGTACGTAATCAGGAACCGCAACTGCCGGCCATATACCTAAACCGCTAATATGTCAGAAAATACCGATCTGATAGAACGGGCCATAAAATACAGAAGCTTACGCATCAGAACTTGTCAGGAAAAATATAGCCCCCCTATCGCACGTAGCACGCGTGACGCACGCAACGCACGCGCGCGTGTCATGCGCGTATGTGAGGGATATAATTCTGAAAATCTTCTGCCATCTAATAATAATAATAATAATATTTATAAAATATAGATAGATAGATGTCAGAAAACTTGTCAGAAAACATATCAGAACCCAAGGTTTTCGATTTCTGATAGTTCTGCCATATCGGTTTTTGATGCCGGACTTGTGCAATCGGCCTCGGATATGTTATCTCTCGAAGTGGGGGGATGATGGCACGGAACCGAGAAACGAAATGGACTGAAGAGCGCCTGGCTGATCTGCTGGCCTTCTATCCCGACGCCACCTCGCTCCAACTCACCAACCGCTACAAGCTCCCCATCGATGAGATCGAGCAAGCCTACCAATTCGCAGTAGCCGACAAGAACCTGAGAATCGATCGCCGCACCATCAGGAAATCCGAAAACCAGCGCGCACATACCCTGACCACCTATGCTCCAGCTTTCGCCCACGGGGTGAATGATCTGGAAGATGACGACAACCCAACAACTTACGAGGAATAAACCATGCCGCGTGCATCAGAGAAACAGCAAAAACATGCCGAACGCTTACCGCCTATAAAAAGGGAATCCGGTAAAGGCTGGCCAGCCCATGAGGTTGTGAACCGCAAAACCGCTGAGTTGATCCCGTATGCGAAGAACAGCCGGACGCATCCGATCGAGCAAATCGAGCATTTGTGCAAGCTGATCCAGCGCTTCGGATTCACCAGCCCGATCCTGATCGATGAAAACTCGGTCATCATCGCCGGCCACGGTCGCCTGATGGCGGCGGAGCGGTTGCAGCTCGAGGAGGTGCCATGCATCATCGCGCGGGGATGGTCGTCTGATGAGAAGGCTGCCTATTGCATCGCCGATAACCAGAGCGCCCTGAAATCGGGATGGGATACCGGCGTGCTAGCTTCCGAGATCGCGATGCTGGAGAGCAATGGCTTCGAACTCGAATTGCTCGGCATGGAGAAGGATGCCTTGAGCGCCTTGATGCCTGTGGTCGAGAAGAAATACACCGGTGATCCCGATGATGCTCCGAAGCTGGAACGGGAATGCGTCAGCCGCGAAGGCGATCTGTGGATAATGGGCGACCATCGCCTGCTATGCGGGGACAGCACAAATTTAACGTCCGTTCAAAAACTGATGGATGCATTCGAGGCCGATCTGCTGCTGACCGATCCGCCCTATAACGTGGATTATGAGGGCAGCGATGGGAAGAAGATCAAGAACGACAAGATGGGCGATTCGGCATTCGGCCAGTTCTTGCGCGATGCCTTCGCATCCGCATTCGCCGTGATGAAGCCTGGCGCTGGATTTTATATCTGGTACAGCGATGTGGAAACGGCAAATTTCAGCGGAGCCGTTGTTGCCGTATTCGGGCAGCTTCGACAGGTGCTGATCTGGGTCAAGGATTCGCTTATCATGGGGCGCAAGGATTACCACTGGAAGCATGAGCCATGCATCTATGGCTGGAAGGAAGGCGCCGCCCATTACTGGGGATCTGATCGGAAACAAACCTCGGTGATGGAGCATCCGAAGCCGGCGAAGAATGATGATCACCCCACGATGAAGCCCGTTGGTCTCATCGAATATCAGGTCAAGAACTCGACCCGCGCCGGCGATATCGTCCTCGATCTGTTTCTGGGATCAGGATCAACCCTCATCGCTGCGGAGAAATCCGGTCGGCGTTGCTTCGGCCTCGAACTCGACCCGCGCTATTGCGATGTGATCATAAAGCGCTGGCAGCAGTTCACCGGTCAGAAGGCCACGCTCGATGATGGCCGATCATTTGCGGAGATCAGCAATGGCAGATAAACCGAAGAAGACCACGAAACCGAAAACCGAGGCGAAGAAGGAAATCGTTCCCGATCGGCCACCAGCAGTTCAGGAAATCATCGGCCCCGACGAACCGCCCGATCTCGGTGGGCCAGGTGGTGAGAATGAGCATATCCCAACCGATCTCGATAGACAGGCCGTGCGCTATATGACCGCATGCGGCCGGACGCAGAAGGAAGTGGCCGGTGCTTTGGATATCTCGGAGAAAACGCTGCGGAAGCACTACCGCGACGAACTCGACAACGGGGCCGGCGATGTGAATAAGATCGTTTTAGGCAAGCTCTGCAAAAAGATTCTGGAAGAGGAAACCGCAGCGATCCTATTCTTCTGCAAGACGCGCCTCGGCATGAAGGAGCAAATTGATATCAACGCCAGGCATTCGATGGCTGTCGACACCTCCGATGTTCCTGATGAGCGGGTGAAGGCGCTCGGAATAAAGATGCTGACCGATGGACTATAGCCCAGAAGAGATCGCAGCGAAGGAAGCGAAAGTTGAGCGCGACTGGCGACGCCATTATTGCGAAACCAGCCACCTCTATTTCACCCGCTATTTCTTCAAGGTGCGGCAGGGCATGAGCATGATCGTGAACTGGCACCACCACTATGTCGCCGAAGAACTCGATAAGGTCTTCGCCGGAGAAACCGAGTGCCTGCTGCTGAACGTTCCGCCTGGCTCGACAAAAACCGAAATGGCCGTGATCTCGCTGATGGCGCGCGGCCTCGCCTTGAATCCGCATGCGAAGTTCTTGCATCTCAGCAGTGGTGACGATCTCGTTCTGCTGAATAGCCAGACCGCGCGCGAGATCGTGAACTCCGAAGAATTCCAGCAGATGTGGGCGAGACGGATCAGCACCGAGGCTGGCGCGAAGAAGCGCTGGAACGTGATGGCTGCGAATGATTCCGCCAACGAAAAAGAGGCCGGCGGCGTCTATGCCGTTGCGTTCGGTGGCCAGATCACCGGTTTCCGAGCCGGCAGAATGGCCGAAGGATTTCAGGGCGCCATCGTGATCGATGATCCATTGAAGGCCGATGATGCGTTCAGCGCCGCTAAGGTCAAGGTCGCGAATCGCCGATTGATTACCACGGTGAAAAGCCGGAAAGCGAATCCGAAGACACCGATCATCGTCATCATGCAGCGCGTCGGCGATAACGATCCGGCCGGCTTCATCAAGGGCGGCAACTTGCCAGGCAAGTGGAGATGCATCAGCATCCCAGCCCTGATCGATGATGCCTATATCGAAACGCTGCCACCTCATATTCAGGAACTGGCCCGCGAACATACCAAGGATTTCCCGCGCGATGATAAAGGCCGTTTCAGCTACTGGGAATACAAGGAACCGCTGAAGGAGCTTCTGGAGATGGAAGCTGGTATCGGGCAGGATCAGGATGGCAACAGAGTGAGCCGCTTCGTCTTCGCATCGCAATATCAGCAGGCTCCGAAGGTGCTCGGCGGCGATATCATCCATGACAAGTTCCCGCGCGTCGCGATGCCTCCGAAGCTGAAGTACCGCAGCATCTATGGAGACACCGCGCAGAAGACAGCGGAGCGCAACGATTACTCGGTGTTCGAATGCTGGGGCTATACCGAAGAGGGTAAAATCATATTGCTGGATCTGCTGCGCGGAAAATGGGAAGCACCAGAACTGAAGAAAAAGGCCCGTGAATTCTGGGCGAAGCATAACGACCCGATCCAGTATCCGCCGCTGATCTATGGGCGCGTTCGCGATATGAAGATCGAGGACAAGTCATCCGGCACCGGCCTGATCCAAGATATCAAGCGCGGAGAAACTGTTAATGGCATCACCTACAAACCAATTCCGGTGAAAGCCATCGAGCGGGTGAAGGATAAATTGACCCGCGTCATGGATGTTGTATCATATATCGATGCTGGGTTCGTTTGCCTGCTGGATGATTCGCCGTGGATCAACGACTTCGTTGCCGAGTGCGAGGCCTTCACCGCAGATGATACCCACAAGCATGATGACCAGATCGACCCGATGTGTGATGCTATCGCTGATATGCTAGGGCCGAAACCGAAAAGCTTCTTCACGTCATAGGGGGATGGTGATGATAAAATGGCCGTGGACGAAGGAAGCCAAACCGGCGACCACCGTTGAAACCGAATCGGCGCATATTCGCGGCGGGATCTTCAGCACGAATTTCAATATCGACCTGATCCATGAATCGAAAACCCAACAGGCAAACCGCTTGCGCCGGATGCTTTCGCATACCTTCCAGAAGGGCATCGAGAGCCTGAAGACGCTGGACAGCGGTGGCAAGGTGACCACATCAAGCGCCGAACATGCGATGGATGAATCCTATTCAGGCCTGACCAGCGCGAAGCTGCAATCCAGCGTTTCCGCTCTGGTGCCGTGGCCGCAACTGGATTGGTACGCGAATCAGGGTTTCATCGGCTGGCAGACATGCGCGATGCTTTCCCAGAACTGGCTGATCGACAAGGCCTGCACGATGCCAGGCGATGATGCGGTCAGAAATGGATGGGACGTCAGCGCTCCAGAAGGCATCGACCTCGACACCGAGAAAATGGCTTATATCAAAAAATGGGATAAGCGTTTCA